CACGTGATGAGTAACCGCCAACATAGCCCACGAAGAATAAGCTCCGAGAGGTTGTCCAACCTCAAATTTAACACTATCTGGTGAATTGGGTAACTGAAACGAACGTTGCGTAATTATGGTATACCATAAGTCCGCAAATTCCTTTCCAGCCATCTGCCAAACTATTTCTCTCTGTAGCAAAGCAGGAAGACGATCAGTAGCCTTCGAAAGGTCAGTTGAGTAAACCTCAACTCCTTTTGATAAAGCACTGGCCGTCCACTCCTTTACTATAGAGCATACAGTATCCTGGGATTTTGTCCCATCTTCCTGTAACTTAGCGAGATACTGAAAGGTCCAATCATGGAATCCTTTCAATACCGACTGAGTATAATAGTCGCAGATCGCAAAAAATCTAGTCTTCGCCCCGGCTTCTATTTTAATAGAAAGACGAGAATGAAGAGGAGATTTACCAATTTCATTGGACAGTGTAAAATCTGAGCTGGGATCACTTGCTAGCAGCTCTAACAGGTCAACATGACCTGTTAGGCTTGCTAGTTTACGGATTGGATCCAAAAGATCCATGCTATTCTGCAACGCCAGTAAATCAACTGCCGCTGTACCAATAGCTGGACCATTTGGTCCGCCACGAGAAGATACATGTATCTTTCTGGCAGAACCAATCTGTTTCAAGCGATTTCTAGAACGATTTCGAGGAAACATTTCTTCTAAAACTTCTCGAAACTTAACCCTAATTCTGGTAGGAGTTATAGCTGGGTCTTTAGAGTTTACTCTACAAGATTCAGTTACAAACTCCCCTATCAAATTACGTTTAAGATCGAGAGGTGGTTCAAATTTATCAGTGATTGAATTAATGGAAGGGGAAGGTCCTGCAACTAATATCATCTTAAAAAGTGATAATATGCAGAGACTCGCCCTCCTTTCGTCGAGGCTTCCACGTAGCCATGGAGTGAACTTATCAAACCTAATAGGTATGCCAAACTCATCCAAAGCTGCGAACGGAATCAATTCAAAGGTGCTGTTAGCGGCATGACGAAGACTCACACCGTGAACTTTCTTTAGAAAGTCTACGGCAAAAGCTTCGCCTTTATCCGCTACCAGTGTTTCATAAATTGAAACGTAAGCCTCGATTAACTCAACCACTGTTTCTTGTCGTACGCCATATATGGCGTATAAACAATTTGGCATTCTAGTGAGGAAGCGGTAAACCGCCTTTTCACGAAAATGTTTCAATATACGCAACCTCCGACCTCGCGCACTCGCATTCTCAATGAATCCGATGGACGGGGCTGGGGGAAAACGTAATTTGAAGAATCTGGGAAACGAGAATGAAAAGGTACGCTCAACCCTCGACACTTTAAGTGAAGTCGGTTTAGCGCCCTTTCCAAATCCAATTTTGGGTTTCACGGGGGTCTACTGCCTTCCCTGACGATCCGCCTTTAGTTTTCTACGACCTATTTCTAGGTCTCTAGCTACTAATTTACGGAGATCATGGAGAAGTAATAGGCCCTCTGTGAGCTCAGATTGGAGAGCTTTGATTTCCCTCATTGCTACGTTAGCGTGTTCCAGATCAATCTGGTTAGCGCTGAATGTAGCCTTGATGGAAGTCAAGTCTCTTTTCACAAGCAGTATCACCGGGTTAACTAAAGGGGAAATCAGAGTCGTAATTAAACGGCCTGGCTTTTCCTGTAGAGACTCCGGTGCAGTCCTGGGTGTAAGGCCGAGAGAAGTTTCCGGTTTTACCGGTAGCTTATCGAGATCAGACATTTTGGGGCTTCTTCATAATAAGTAATTTGGCTCGAACTATATCACTGCTCATCGCAGGTATACCTCTAGCCAATAATCAGAATATAC